GTTCTAATGGGTATGTTAGTTAATGTTTATAAGACAAGTTACGGTGCCGAGCCTTTCGGTGATGTGGACTGCACCGCTGGCGGTATCAGCAGCAAGTCTAATATGTTGTGTGTTACCAACGTCGATGGTCCATTTGAGCCCAGCGAAGACAGGCCAGCTGCTGTCTTGGTTATGGCAGAGCCGATAGGTGGGATGAAGATCTTGAGAATCGAGCCTGAAAACGCAGGAAAAAAATGGACTTGTTTTGGTGGAAACTATGCAGGGTGCAGCGACAGTCGTTTTAACGAAAAATGTAGAGAACTTTTAGGCAGCAGCTGGTATGGTGCGGTAGCGATACATGACAGAATCGAGGGCTAATTATGATGTACGTTGGGTATAAATTTAAGATAGATGGTGCGGGCATCGACTTTAGTGAGACTGATGGCTCCAACGGTATTAAAATGCCAGAAGGGTACGACGTTGGCGAGCATTTTGTCTTAGAGGTAACACCTGAAGGTGGGCTGTTTCTAAAGAGAATTGAACGTCAGGGCCTTCACTGATGTGCGGTAAAGATTGGCCAGATCCCGACTGGCATCACGGAGACCTAGACTGGGTTGACGATGAGTATGACCTGGAGGAAGAAGAGAAGGAGTCTTTTGTTAAAGAGATATCCTCTAAAGGGAACATAGTAGATAAGAAAGTATAGCCCCATTACTGGGGCTTTTTTTCGGCCATACGCTTGGCGTATTTCTCCAGGTTCTCACCAAACATCTTCTCAAACCACTGGGCCCAGGTACGTTTACCGCTGGGCACTATCTGCATTCTTCTCTTCCAGGTCATCCTGGCAGCATGATACTTCTTCTGCTGCGCCCAAAGATCCTCCTTCTGCTGCTCTGCCTCAGTAAATATCACCGACATCAAACTCCTTGATTCCATCCTGGTTATAAGGCAGGTAAATATCGCTCTCCCTGCAGGCCATTCCAATCGCTAAAGACTGTTCATTCTTAGCGTCAGCATAGGCTATCGCTTCGTCTGACAGTGTGTAGATCGCAAAAGGATAGGGCGCCATCTTCTCCTGGGCTAAGAAATAAAACTTTGCAGTCGGCAGACCAACAGCTCGGCAGCCAGCAATATAGTAAGCTGCCTGCTGGTGATACTTAAAGGTATTGATCGCAGATTTGAATCCCCTGGGAGATGCGTCTCGGCATGTCTTTAGATCCCAGATGTCAGTGCCAGTGTGCCAGTCTAATTTGCCCTTACAAGGCTGCCCCAGCCATTCCCAACAAAGGGTTAGCTCAACACGGTGCTCTGGCTTAGGAATGAAATCTGCCACCACCTCGCGCCTTTCCATGCACACCTCATACATATCTTGCTTGCAAGGTGTTCGATCTCCAACCGTAGAGAGCCAGTCGGCGTACTCATCCTTGCCAACCTTAGTGCGCCGGTCTACGTTAGGCTCCAGGGCGAATTCATCATGGAATTTGTGGTGCTCCAGGAACACGGTGTGCTGCACCCTGCCCTCCATTAGAGCGGGGGAGTTGTTAAACTTCCGGTTCTTCCAGGTGAATGGGCATTTAGCAATAGAGGTCAGGTCGTGGGACCTCCAAGCTGGTATCGAGTCATAGGTAGGGTAATCAAGGTCTTCGTAAATACCTGGTTTAAAATCCATACTAATCTTCCCTGGGGTCATCCCCCATTGAGTAACGGAGATACCAAACGGACTTAGCTTTGTCCTGGTTGGCATCGTTGTACAACTTTTTCCCGCAGCGCCATTGATACTTAAAGGCTGCAATCTCACTGTAATCCTGGACCCGCTCCTGACCAAAGGCTGCCACCATAGCGTCAATACATTCTATGGATGAGTCAGCATAATGGCTTGGTGAGTTCACCATGTCGTGGGCATCGCCCATTTGGAAGTCAACCTGGATTGCAGTCAGCTTCTTGTAGCTATCGATCCTGACCTTCTTCCCGTCTAATGCTCTACTCCAAACGCCAGGGCTCACACCTAGGTGTTCTGCCATAGCAACATTGCTTAGACCTAAAGACCGCTGAGTTACCAGCAGTCTGTTAGCCTCGTCCGCACTTAATTGAACCTTCATAAGTCCTCCTAGAATGGAATATCATCATCAATTAATGGTTCATTTTTAGCTGTTTCTGCGGCAGCTACTGCAGCTTTAGCCTGGTCTTTTGCCATCGCTTCTAAACCAGTCGTCCGCTGAGGTGCTGCAGCAACAGGTGCTGGTTGACCTTTCTTTTGCGCTGCTGCCACTTCAAAGCATGGTCGCACAGGATCTTTGTCAGCCTCATCACAACCGCCGATTCTCCATTGAATGAAGCGTGGGAGCTCTTCATAAACGTCACACTGCGCCTTGCTGGTCTCAGAGGCTTCACCGGAGAATTCTTTGCAGTATTCTTCCAGGTCAAAAACTGAGGTAGGGTTGGTTGTCTCTACTCTTTTGGCGCCGCCGTCGGAGCAGAAAATGCCGTCTATCTTAGGGTTTCCGTTACTGTTAAGGACCACACTGATCTTACAGGTAACACCTAATAGCTTGGTTAGGTCAAATGCCTGCAGCTCATCCTCAGTAAAAGGCTTGTTTCTCCAAGCCTGGAGGTCACGCCGCAAATTAGATCTTTCGTTAAGTGACAAGGTGTAGCCATGAAAGATAGAATATGGCCGCCCGTCGGAAAGCGTGAGTTCGGGGATTTCCCAGAATATATAAATCTTATGCTTCTTGGATATCTCGCCTTTATAGTCTTCTTCGGCTGTGCCTGCATCGACAAGTCGATAGCAAATAGCCTCGTATGAGCCTGGTGGGACGGTCTCAAAACTTGATTCTCCACCACTTCCTGCGCTTGCTGTAAGTGCCATTTTGCAATTCCTCTTGTTTATGGGTTGTTGTTTGTAACTCTTTGCACTATTCTACACATTCTAACGGAGGTATCAAGATAAATGTCATTTTTAGTCAGTGCAACGAACCACAAAGATAAATCTAGGCCCATAACGGGCAACTTCAGACAAGAATTTGAGGCGTTCCTGGCCACCAATGGGTTGAGCTTGGACCACAAGAAGGGTCTGCTGGTTGATGGCAGCATTGGACGGGCTTATATGGACGTTGATGGTAAGCATAAGCTAACCGGCTGGTATCAATTCTGGGCAGACCAGACAATTCCTTTTGGTCGGTGCGGTGATTATCGTATCGACAGTGCTAATCCTACAGCTACCTGGCGCCCGAACAACAGCGGTAATTACAAGATGACCGATGAGCAGCGCGAAGAGATCAAGGTGCTGCAGGATGAAGCTCAGGCTAAGAAGGAAGAGCGTAACAACAGGGCGGCTAAGCGCAGCCAGAATATTTGGGACGCTGCTGCTGAGTGTATCGATCATCCTTACCTGGTTAAAAAGAACGTAAAGAGCCACGGCATCAAGCAGCATACTGATGGTCGGATGATGGTTCCGCTGCTGGACCAGGCTCTCACAATCGTTGGACTGCAGTATATTGACGATGATGGCGGCAAGATGTTCTTAACGGGCTCCAAGAAGAAGGCCAGCTTCTTTATCATAGGCCAGGAGCTGATGAAGGATGCCCACACTATTAACTACTGTGAGGGCTATGCTACTGCAGCCAGTTACTACCAGGATATGAACCAGCCGGTGGTGGTGAGCTTTGATGCTTACAATCTAGCACCGGTTGCCGAGGTAATATTTGGACATTTTGCCCAGGCTAAACATATATTTATTGCGGACTTTGACGACAACAGTACCGGCGAGAAGGAAGCGATTAGGGCTGCCCAGGTCATTAAATCTGGGGGTGGCCAGGCTGAGGTATTCATGCCGCAGTCCAAGGGTGATTACAATGACCACAAAGAGGCGCTGCAGGGTGAGGTTATGCCGTCGCTGCAGGAGGTTGTGATACCCCAAGAGTTTGATTTTGAGCGTAACAGCAATGGTCGTTACCTACACACTAAAGACAATCACCGCGGCGTCCTGGTGACGAATCAGATCCAGGTAGACTACAACGTCATCAAGAAGGCTATCGAGATTGAGATCCCCAACCAGAAGTTTATCGCTGACCTGAAGGATGATGCGGCAATCATTGAGATTGAGGATCGTTGTATCAGGATGGGTATCCCCCATGAAAGGGTACGGTTCAACCTCAAGCTGCTGGCTAGGGAGTACAATCCGGTCAAGGAGTGGATGGAGAGTGTGCCCTGGGATGGTAAGACCAGGCTGCAGATGTTCCTGGACACTATTAAGAGTCCTAATGAGCCGCTCAAAGAGATG